GCTTGCACATTACTTAAACGATGAGGGCTATACTAATGAAATACTTAACGGAGATATACACACCGCTAATCAGCGCCTTGCTGAACTTGAATCAAGAAGTCAGGCGAAAACTTTTATCTATGCCCTCTTATACGGAGCCGGAGATGCAAAGCTTGGGTCTGTGGTTGGACGAGGTAGAGCGGTTGGGAAAGGACTTAGACAACGCTTCTTTGATAATCTCCCATCATTTAAAAAGCTTACAGACAGAGTACAACGAGAAGCTTCAAGCGGATTCGTTAAAGCACTAGACGGACGTAAGCTTACAGTGCGCTCAGAACACGCGGCCTTGAATACTTTGTTGCAGGGAGCAGGCGCAATAGTAATGAAGAAAGCGTTAATAATACTAGACGAGAAGATAAAGAACCACGGATACGATGCTAAGTTTGTAGCCAATGTACACGATGAATGGCAGATAGAATGCCACGTTTATGATGCAGTAGAGGTTGGTAAGCTAGGTGTTCAAGCTATTAAAGAAGCAGGGTGTATGTTTAATTTAAATTGTCCACTGGACGGAGACTATAAAGTCGGGGAGAACTGGAGTGAAACACACTAAAGAAAATTGTAATACTTGTGGTGTAGAATTAACAGATACTAATTGGTCTTTATCATGGAAAAACGTGAACAGAACACAATGTATTAAGTGTAGTAAAAACAACAATACAAAAAGTAATCCAAACAATAATCCAAATAGAATGTATGTAAACGGTAAGTACGTACCTAAGTCACACCCTTTGTACAAGGCAGGCAACTTTAAAACTTTTGAAGGCGCGGCTTTCTCAGCTTTAAAAGGATATGAAAAAACTAAAGAAGGTTATGTATATATAATAGCTAATCCTTCTTTTGATGGTTGGCTCAAGATTGGAATGGCTATTGATGCAGAAGATAGATGTAATGGTTATCAAACAAGCAGTCCACACAGAGACTATCGCTTATTGTATGCAAGAAGATTTAACGACAGAAGAAAAGCAGAAACAAAAACCATGAACAAACTTAAAAAGGTTGTTAAAGAATACAACGGAGAATGGTTTAAGACAGATAGAAATACTGCCCAACAAATTATAGAGGGGTTTCCGATAACACTATGAAAAAATTAAATACATTAATAGAAGACATCTACAAACACCTTGAAGGACTATCAGACGGTAAGCCTTTGCCGCTAACAGAAGAAGATATTGACAACACTCTTGTTGGAATTAAAGAAGCTCTAATGTCTTGGGCAGTTCCTTCTGATCGCAACAAAGACTTCACGGTTCGTATGTCTAATGTAGGAAAACCATCGCGTCAGTTGTGGTATGAGAAGCGTGACCCCGCGGGGCGTGGCGGTATTGATGGGCCAACGCAAATCAAGTTCCTGTACGGCCACTTGCTTGAAGAGATTGTGTTGATGCTTGTTCGGATGTCCGGTCACAAAGTAACAGACGAGCAAAAAGAAGTTGAAGTTAAAGGCATCGTAGGCCACATGGATTGTAAGATAAATGGCGAAGTGGTGGATGTTAAGACCGCATCTCGCTTTGCGTTTAACAAGTTCAAGGACGGACGCTTATCACAAGACGATCCTTTCGGATACCTTGGTCAGCTTGCGGGCTACGAGGCGGCAGAGGGTACTGACAATGGCGGGTTCTTGGTGCTGAACAAAGAGAGCGGTGAGTTGTGTATGTACGTGCCTGACGATCTTGATAAGCCCAACATTAAAACCTCTATTAGTCAGCTATTACCTGCATTAGAGCTTGACTCGCCCCCAGAATTATGTTATACTCCCATACCTGATGGCAAGAAAGGTAACATGAAACTTCCAAAGGGTTGTAGTTGGTGTAAGTACAAGCACGAATGCTACAAAGATGCTAACGATGGACAGGGTTTACGTACCTTTAAATACTCAAACGGACTCGCATACTTGACAGAAGTTGTAGTCGAACCTAAAGTAGAGGAACTACTAGTATGAATGGCAAGAAAGCTAAGCGGATTAGGAAGCACTCAGGCGTTATTATAGTTGATTGGTTACGCTCATTACTCAGTGAAGAAGAAGGACAGGGCGTTACTGTTGATAACTATAAAAACTTTATGCCTGAGCAGACTCACTACATGGCGCAAAGAACTATGCACCTCAACGCCTATCATCCTAAGTGGGTCTGCAACAAGATAACTAAGATTATTAAATCAAACCCTCATCGCGTAATAGAAACTATCACACTAGGAGAAGTAAAATGAACATTGAACAGATGATCATAGCTACAGGAAGTTTTTTATTCAACAGTGATAAGTCTATTACAGATATAGACAACGAGTTTCTAGAAGACTTGCGGCTCTTGATAGATGCAGAACTAGAGCGCAGACAGGCTGTGATCCATTGAATAAGATTAAGAAGGGCTACCGCAAACAACGAGTCAAGCGTCCTGTAGAAAAGAATCTTGTTAAAGGTTACGACTCTAATTGGGAGTATGAACTACATTCAGGCATCCTTGATGGTTGGAGTTTCCACACCGACAAAGTTCCTTACACCGTTGAGCATAACTATCACCCAGACTTTATCCGCGAGGTTGAGGGCAAGAAGATTCTGCTTGAAGCTAAGGGTAGGTTCTGGGACTACGCAGAGTTTAGCAAGTACATCTGGATTAGTAAGACACTGCCCGAAGATACAGAGTTAGTGTTTCTGTTTGCGAATCCAAGTGCGCCAATGCCACAAGCTAAACGTAGAAAAGACGGCACTAAAAGAAGCCACGGTGAGTGGGCAAGTGCTAACAACTTCAGATGGTTTAGCGAAGACACCATCCCTGATAGTTGGATTAACCCCAAGAAGAGGGAGAGTTTTGACTGACTTCAATAGAAAAGACGAGAGGCGCGATAGGTTTTTAAGAAAGAAGAAGTTCAAGAAGATTAGTTCTTCTTCTAAATTAAAAGATACTAGGCGCAAAGAACCTACAATTAACTTATACGAAGAGATAGCACATGAAAAGATTAAATGATGCAACACCCGCAGATTGGGATAGAGTAGCTAAAGAACATCCTGCACTTGAGCCTTACAAGCCTTACGTTGATATGGCTATGCAAGAAGCACATACACTAAGTGAAGATGTTGTCAACAATCCAAAGCACTACAACACTGGCAACATTGAATGCATTGAAGCCATTGAAGAGTCTATGTCTAGCGTAGCTTTCAAAGGGTATCTCAAGGGTAACTGTATGAAATACCTTTGGCGCTACGACTATAAAGGCAAGCAAGTAGAGGACTTAAATAAGGCTACGTGGTACTTAAATAAACTAACAACAATCGTCACCAAGGAGAACACTTAATGGATCAGTACCAAGAATTTATACACAAGTCACGCTACGCACGTTGGATACCTGAACATAATCGAAGAGAGACATGGGCAGAAACAGTGTACCGCTACGTACAGTTTTGGAGAGATCGTGAACAGATTACCGTGACTGAAGGACAGAAATTATACGATGCAATATACAATCTAGAGGTTATGCCTAGCATGAGATGCATGATGACAGCAGGGGAAGCACTCGACAAAGATAATGTTGCAGGGTTTAACTGTAGTTATCTTCACATAGATTCACCGCGATCCTTTGATGAGTTGATGTATGTTCTTATGTGCGGCACTGGTGTAGGCTTTAGTGTTGAACGCAACTTTATAAACAAACTACCTGAGATTGCAGAAACCTTTCACGCTACTGACAGCGTTATTGTCGTCAGTGATAGCAAGATAGGTTGGGCTTCTGCGTTCCGCGAGTTGATTGCTATGCTATACGCAGGAAAGATTCCTAAATGGGATATGCACAATGTCCGTCCCGCAGGCGCAAGACTTAAAACCTTTGGTGGACGAGCATCTGGCCCAGAACCGCTAGTAGATTTATTTAATTTTTGTGTTGGTGTTTTCTCAAAAGCCGCAGGCCGCAAGCTAACTTCTATTGAGTGTCACGATGTTGTCTGTAAGATAGCAGACATCGTTGTTGTTGGCGGTGTAAGGCGTTCAGCCCTGATAAGTTTATCTAACCTATCCGACCCACGTATGGCTAAAGCTAAGTCAGGAGATTGGTGGAGAAACGAGGGACACCGTAGACTTGCTAACAACAGCGTGGCGTACACAGAGAAGCCTGACTTTGAGTCCTTTCTGTCTGAGATGCAGAACATGTACGAGTCTAAGGCGGGTGAGCGCGGAATCTTCAGTCGCATAGCGGCACAGAAAGTTGCAAGCAAGAATGGACGTAGGGATGCTGAGCAGGACTTTGGTACTAACCCTTGCTCTGAGATTATACTACGCAGTAATCAGTTCTGTAATTTGTCTGAGGTAGTTGTTAGGTCTGAAGATACTTTAGAGACTTTGAAATCTAAAATAGAAGTAGCCGCGATGATCGGAACACTACAGGCTACACTTACAGACTTCCGATACTTGCGTAAAGTGTGGCAACGTAATACAGAAGAAGAGGCTTTGTTAGGTGTGAGCCTTACAGGGATCATGGATCATAAAGTACTAGGCTCGTCTACTGACAAGCTTGCTGAATGGCTAGAGGAGATGAAGGGTGTTGCGGTTAAAACTAATAAAGCTTGGGCAAAAAAGTTGGGAATTAATCAATCAGCGGCTATTACTTGCGTTAAGCCTAGTGGCACGGTGTCTCAGCTTGTTGATAGTGCCAGTGGCATTCATCCTCGTTTTTCTAAGCATTACATTAGACGAGTACGCT